CGTAAGGTAAAAGGTGCAGAGGCACAAGTCTCTAGTATCTCTGGTTACATTCGTAACCTAGAAAACTACTTACGTTCTGGAATCTATACAGATTTATTTTGGGGTGAACATGGACAGAACAGATGTAAGACAGTTTGTTTAGTCATGGCATATCACCCAGACGGTACACCAAAAAGAAGTGTGGGTGTTTGGTATCCAGACATTCAAGAAACTTGGACAAAGGAAATGGAAAATGAACGATAATGGCCCAAAGAGTAATGTGGTACAATTTCCTTTGAGAAGTGCCCCAGATGCAAATATCAAAATTGATAATAAAGCATTAGTTATGCATGATGACTTGAAGTTTGCTGAACATCTGACTGAAGGTCTGGTAGTAAATCTCATTCACAATCTTGGCGAGAATGGTATTGATACCAAAGACGCTGAGTTCATTCGTGATATTGGGTTTACAATCGAATTAGTAAAATCAATAATCTATAGAGGTTTAGGTATGGGACATCCTATGCAACACCTTATTGGAATGTTTGTAACTACTGATGAAGATGATGAGGATGGTTTATATACTACCTTTGATATTGACTCGCTCGCAGAGTTTGTTGGTATGGATGATGAGGATTTAGATAAAGATTGCTAAAATCTCTTGACATTTGGGTAATTATAGACTAATATATAATAATATGAAATATAAGGTGAAATACTATGATATTGGTTGATATGAACCAAGTGACTATCAGTAATCTAATGATGCAGATAGGCTCTAAGCAACAGAACGAGGTTGATGAAGATTTAGTTCGTCATATGGTATTGAATTCTATTCGGATGTACCGTTCTAGATTTCAAGGTGAATATGGTGAGTTAGTACTTTGTTATGACAGCAAGAAGTATTGGAGAAGAGACTACTTCCCCAACTACAAATCTAATCGTAAGAAGGACAGGGCAAACTCTGGACTTGATTGGAATACAATTTTTGAAACTCTAAATAATATTAGAGATGAAATTAAAACACACTTTCCATATAAAGTTCTAGAAGTAGAGGGTGCAGAGGCAGATGATTGCATTGCTGCAGTCGTACAGCACATTGCCGTAACACCTACAGAATTTGAGAAGGTGCTTATCTTGTCTGGTGATAAGGACTTCATTCAGTTGCAAAAACACAACTTTGTGAAACAATATTCGCCTGTGTTGAAGAAGTTTGTTAAGGACATTAATCCAGACATATATATTAGGGAACACGTTCTAAAAGGTGACAGAAGTGATGGAGTACCAAACTTTTTATCATCTGATGATACCTTTGTAAATGAGTTGCGACAGAAACCTTTGACTAAAAAGAAACTTGCAGTTTGGATTGACCTTGCTCCAGAAGATTTTTGTACTGAGGATATGCTTCGTAACTATCAACGGAACAGAACACTAATTGATTTGGAGTATATTCCAAGTGACTTGAAGGAACGGATTCTAGAAGACTATAGAAAACCACCAAAAGGTGAACGGTCAAAACTACTAAATTATTTTATTAATAAAAGATTGAAAAATCTTATGAACGACATTGGAGACTTTTAATATGGTTCAAAATACATACACGCCACTTTTATCTGAAGTATTGGATAAGGTGCATAAAGCAAAAACTAAAGACAAGAAGGTTGCTATCTTACAAGAGTTTGATACTGAACCTTTGAGGATGGTTATCAAATCATCATTCGACCCTAACATTGAATGGGAGATGCCGTCAGGTGCAGTACCATATCAAGCAAATGAAGCACCGATTGGTACTGAACATAATGTGATGCGAAGAGAGTGTAAGAAACTCTATCGTTTTATTAAAGGTGGTGACCCAGCGTTACCTCGTGCAAAGAAAGAGACACTGTTTATTCAGATGCTCGAAGGACTTCATAAATCTGAAGCAGAAATGGTTGTCAACGCAAAAGACAAGAAACTGCATCAGGTATATAAAGGACTGTCTGCGGCAGTCGTAAAAGAAGCGTTCAATTGGAACGATGATTTCATAAGGAATAACTAAATGAAAGAAAACTATCAACACTGTTTGGAGATGATTCTCCATCACGAAGGTGGTTATGTAAACCATCCTAAAGACCCTGGCGGCGAGACAAACCTCGGCGTCACGAAAAGAGTTTATGAAGACTTTGGTGGTGAGAAGGATATGAAAGACCTTTTGGTTGAGGACGTTGCTCCTATCTATGAAAAGAACTATTGGGGCAGAATGAAATGTGATGACATTCCATCTGGACTGGACTTATGTGTTTTTGACTTTGGCGTCAATGCAGGGCCAGGACGTGCTGCAAAGTATCTTCAGTCAATGATTGGAACAACTGTTGATGGTGGTATCGGCCCGAACACTCTGAAGGCACTTGCTGCCTTTGTAGAGAATGAAGGTCTTGAGTATGCTATCGAAACATACCAAGCAAATCGCCAGTCATACTATGAAAAACTAAAAACATTTGAAACCTTTGGTAGAGGTTGGACACGAAGAGTTCAAGAAACTACAAAAGAAGCTTTGGAAATGTCTTGACAAATCAATACCTTTAGGGTATTATAAGAATAATGGTGGTGGGGATACCTCTCTCTCTCAAATCTCTCTCAAGATTCCCTGCCACCATTAACTAGGCGGATGTAGTATAAAAGTATTACAATCGGTTTCCAACCAATAGAAGATGGTGCATTACCATCCATCCGCTCCAATTAATTTATAAACCCTTGAATTTCAAGGGTTTTTTTTTGTCTTTTTCTCTTGACATTTGTTATTATAACAGGTATAATGGCTACATAAGATAGAGAAAGAAGGTTAGATATGTTTAATAATGTTGGTCACCCAATTGAGGGATTTGTAGTTCTGGAATGTCATCCAGAAAGAGCCCCTGTCACTGTTGCTACTCATCAGTGTTTAGGTAATGCTGAGGAAGAGAGTATGGTTCTAAATGAGATGGCAGAAGGTACTGAATTTACCTTTGTCGTTAGAGAGACATTCGGTTGTATTGTGGAGACTGTATAATATGAATTTAGTAGAAGTCACTGGTGGTAAGAAATACCAAAGAGATATTGCTCAGAAGGTAGTTTATGCTATGATAGATACTTTGATGCCTCGTATGAGAACATTAGATATTGAAGTGAAGATTCGTAAAATCTCTGGTGATGCAGTTGGTTACTGTATGCAAGAAGATACTAATCGTATGTTTACTATTGATGTCCAGAAGGATTTATCCCTGAGAGATTTCATTACTACAATCTGCCATGAGATGGTACACGTTAAACAGTATGCTCGTAATGAGATGGACTGTTACGGTAGGAAGTGGAAAACAAAAGTAATATCTGACAAGGTTGGATACCACGATTTACCTTGGGAAAAGGAAGCATATAGGTTGCAAGACAAACTTGCTCAAGAGGTTTGGGATGCAGATATTTTATAAAAAAAGTGAAAAAAAAGTGAAAAAGTACTTGACATTTGTTATAAAAACAAGTATACTGTAAGTATAGAGTGAAAAGAGAGGTTTTATTATGAAGTTTGAAAAATGGTTAGATACGTTGGTTAGTGAAAAAGGTCTGGATTTAGACCACACATTTGAGTACAACGGCCCAGTCTACGGTATGAATATGATTCCCTTGGAATCAGTGATTGAACAAATTAAGGCGTTCCATCCTCAAACCCAAAAGATGACAAAGAATAGATTGGTTGAGATTGATTTCAAGAACGGTGATGTAATGCATTTCTTTGGTTACATTGCACAAAAAATGGCGATATAGGAGAATATATTATGGAACAAGTTGCAGTTATACACACAGCATTTGAGGACACACCGTCTACAGTTGCTTTCGTGGACGTACCAGAAGGTACATTGTCAGAGAAACTTGAGTACGCTTATAGGTGGACTCAGAACATCTTTGATAGTTGGTCACTAAAGATGCCAGAAGATGGTAACGATGCAGTTACCGTTATGGGTGATATCTCTAGTGGTATGGGTTTAAGGTCTACTTCAGTGGGTGACCAGATTTTGGTTGGTACTGAAAAGTATGTAGTCGCTGGATTTGGATTTGAAACATTAGATGGAAAGGGTGTTTAATTATGAGTAAAGTGAAAAGTTTATTGATGGATGTAGAAGAATTTGTTTATGACTTCTACACCCCAGAAGGTGAAATGACTGAATCACCAAAGGTAATTATTGAAAAGGCAATCGAGAAGTTTGGTTGGTCATTTGGTAGTTATGCAAGTGAGGTTATCGAAGAGGCCCAAGGAGAAATGGGTGCCTCTTGGGATTGGGAAAAATCTGTTTCTCAGAACTTAGTTGGTTTTGAGATGACTGATGGTAAAATATTTTAGTATAATGTTAATTATAACACTGTTCAGTGGATGCAGTGCGATTGAAACATCTACACAAATATATCAACTGTGCAAGTATCAAGATAAATGCCCAGTTGAAGTTTTAGGAGATTGGTTAAATGGTTAGTAAATTTGTTTTAGGAACAGCAGTAATCGGAGTTGCTTTGTCTGGTTGCAATTATGCAGTAGCAAGTGATTGTGATTATACAAAGAAAGTGAACACTCAGTGGACACAAGAAATTCAGAAAACTGAGAACATTAATCGTGATGTCTTTCCTTATGTAGAAGACACTCGTAAGTGTGTTATGACTATGGATGTGACCGTTGACGGTTCTATATACCCTGCTGAGGGGACTTATGTATTTGGGCCTGATATGACTGAGAACACTGCTTGTGAAAACGCCACAATCAATGCTAAGAAGTCCATTATTAGTCAAGTATCACCAGAGGTTCTATCTGCAAATACTGATATGGTATGTAAGTCTGATGATGTGGTAGTCGCACAAAATGATGCGCCTGTAGTACAATCAGCACCAACGGAAATTGTGGTTGCTCAGAATACTTTACCTTCTAATGGTGGGTGGGTTGATGTTGGTAACGGTGTAACCGAAAGAATTATTTCTTCAAAAACTATTGACACTTACCCATCTGATGTGGTATATTCTAATAACAATAGTAATTGGGGTGGCAGTATAGTGACTGGAACTAGTAACGTAATCGGTGGAATATTTAATACAATCGGTGGTGTAGTTGTTACAGTAAAAACAAGAGAACGTGGTTCTTGTTATGCCAATTGGAAAACTGGTGGAAGAGACTGTTACTAATGGTTAAATTTATTGTAGGAATTGTGTGTGGTATTGTTCTAATAACATACTACCCACAAATAGGGTCAGTACTAGGAGATGTATTCATAGATACTGGCATTCGTGATGACTTAGTGAACTTGCTGAAAGGGGTTTAATAATGAATAAAGTCGTAATACTTGGAGCTTGTCTTGCACTTGGTGCTTGTAGTTCCAACAAAGTGGTGGAGACTATGAATACCATTCCACCAAACTCAATCGCAGATGCAGAAGTGTATCAGTATAAAACAAAAGCAGTTACAGAACAAATCGAGGTTATGCCTGATTGGTTCAAAAAGATGCCAGAGAGTGATACTGCAATCTATTCTACAGGGACAGCAGCAACAACAGATTTGCAATTATCAGTTGACCTTGCAGTATTGAATGCAAAGACAACACTTGCAGACCGTATCAATGGTAGGGTTCGTTCTCAAACCAAATCTTTCGTTGCAAAGATTGGTAATGAAGAAACTGCATCAGTGTTATCAGAAGTAGAAAAGGCAACTAAAAATATCATTGCAGATGTAGATGTTGCTGGATACAAAGTATCTGAAACTGAAGTAGTATCAAATGGGCCGAAGTATCGTGCATATGTACTACTAGAGTATTCTGACAAAGAGGCGAATAAGATTATTATGAACCGTCTGCGTAAGGATAGAATGTTAGTGTCTAAGATTAAGTCAACCAAAGCATGGCAAGAACTAGACGATGTAGTATCTGAAGTAGAAAACAAAGATGCTGTAAAATCAGAAAACAACTTGAAGGTACTTACTCAATAATGTTACAAGAACTGATAGTTTCGTTAATGATATCGATGTCACCAGCAGAAGCGGCGGCAATAGATAAATCTGTTGCTGGTCATCTCGCTGATGAATCATATTGTCTCGCAGAGAATGTATATCACGAGGCACGAAACCAACCTAAAGTGGGACAGATGGCAGTTATGTCTGTCACACTTAATCGTGTGAATGACCCCAGATATCCTAATACGATATGTGGAGTAACTAAACAGGGCCCGACTAGACCTAGTTGGCAAGATGAAACGGTTATGATACCTATCAAACACAAATGCCAGTTCAGTTGGTACTGTGATGGTAAATCTGACCGTATTCACGATATGGAAACATTTAATTCCATTTATCTCTTTACATCAGGACTAGTTGATGGTACAATGATACTTAAAGATGTCACAGAAGGTGCAACACATTATCATGCTGATTATGTAGAACCAGATTGGGCAAAAACTAAGACTAAAACAATTGAGATAGAAGACCATATCTTCTACAGATGGGAGACTGCTGAATGAATATTTTTTACCTAAGTCCAGATGAGATGGTTGCCGCACAAATGCATTGTGACAGTCATTGTAGTAAAATGATTATTGAGTACGCTCAATTGATGTCTACTGCACATCGTGTACTTGATGGTGAAGAATATTATGGACGTACTAAGAACAACCGTAGAATTAAACGGTGGTTGCATCCAGATGCCGAACTAGAGGATACTCTATACAAAGCATCACATATCAACCACCCTAGTGCTATTTGGGTACGTCAATCTCGTGCAAACTACAGATGGTTGTATCGTATGTGGACAGAACTAAATACAGAGTTCATGTATCGATACAACAAGAATGTGCCACACGAGAGTTATCGTAAGTTGCAGTTGTTACTTGGTACTGAACCCACAAATCTCAAAGAGGGGTTCTTTACAGAACCAACACCAGCAATGCCAAACGATGTAAAGAACCAGAGTTCAGTAGTCGCTTACAGAGATTACTATATAAAGTATAAACAACATTTGGCAAAATGGACAAAAAGGGATATCCCACAGTGGATGAAAATATATGCTGCATAAGATAAGTGAGTTTTGTGATAAGATTGATGACCTCAAAGATATGTCTGATAAACTCAGAGATATGAAATATGGTACACCTAAAGCTTCTAACTTAGAGATTGATGAGTTTATTGCAACAATCCAATTAGATTGTCAACTACTTGCCAACGATAAATCTAAATATAATAAGGAATAGTATGCCGACATTTAATTTTAAGAACCATACCACTGGCGAAGAGTTTGAAGAATTCTTTACTAGTAACGATGCGAAATATGAGTGGATGGAAAATCATCCCAATGAAATAACTCAACTTCCAAGTACATTTGCTATATCTGGACATGGAACTGGAGATAGGATTAAGAATGATGCTGGTTGGAATGAAGTGTTGTCCAAAGCAGCAGAAGGTAATCCAGGCACACCGATGGCAGAACGATATGGTAAACCATCCATAAAAGAAATTAAGACACGACAAGTAGTTCAGAAACACTTGGCGAAACAGAATAAGGGGAAATAGTATGGCAAAAGCGAAAGATATCCGTATTGATAATATGGTAACAGTTAGTCCTGTAACTGACAATCAAAAGATTGCATTCCAAGATTATAAGGCAGGAAAGAACCTCTTCTTATATGGAGCGGCAGGAACAGGTAAAACCTTTATTACTTTATATATGGCATTACAAGAGGCATTAAGAAATGAAACTAAGTATGATACAGTATATATTGTTCGTAGTGCAGTTCCTACTCGTGAGATTGGTTTCTTGCCGGGCGATGAGGAAGACAAGACAGCGTTGTTCCAAGTACCTTATCAGAATATGGTGAAGTTCATGTTTGAACAACCTAACGAACAAGCGTTTGCTATGTTGTATGACAGACTAAAGAATCAAAATTCTCTGATGTTTCTTACTACCTCATTCCTTAGAGGTATTACATTAGACAATGCAATCATCATTGTGGATGAGGCACAGAATTTGACATTCCATGAGTTGGATACAATCATTACTCGTGTGGGTATGGATTCAAAGATTATGTTCTGTGGTGATTTCTTTCAGAGTGATTTGCAGAAACATATTGATAAAGAAGGTATCAAACACTTTATGAAAATCCTAAAGGGTATGAAGTCTTTCTCTAATATTGAATTTACACTAGGTGACATTGTTCGCTCTGGTATGGTTAAAGAATACCTTATCAGTAAAATAAAGGTAGAAGATAATGGGTAAGAAAAGTCAAAGAACATCTCAAACCTCAAAGGGTGAGAGAAGAAGTCTTGCAAGAGATGTTGTAAAAGCAACTCGCAGAGACTATATGAAAAGTGGTATGAGAGGTATTAACCAACTCGCCGCATTTATGAGGGGTAAGAATGTTGTGTTAACAATTCAAAACCCCAACAAGAACGAAACGAATAAAAGAATGATTCGTGTTCCTGCCGCAGATGTGTGGCGAAGAGGTAATTTCAAAAAGTCTTGACATTAGACTGATTTTACTGTATTATATTATTAACAATCAAAAGTGAGTATATTATGACATTTGTACATAACCCAATTGATATCCCAGAGGTATCTACTAAAAACATTAACCGTAAGCGTTTCTATGATACGCCGACTGGTTTCTATCCATCCATTACAACCGTATTGGGTGTTCGTAAAGAGAAACAACAAGGACTTGCAAAGTGGCGTGAAAGAGTTGGTAACGATGTTGCTAATCATATCATGCGAACTGCTGCTGGTCGTGGAACTGCTGTTCACCATATGTGTGAAGACTTCCTTAATAACAAAGATGTTATCAAAGAAGACCAGAAGTTCTTACCTTGGTGTTTGTTCTCACAACTAAAACCAACCTTAGAGAAATCTATAAATAATATATATGCTCAAGAATGTGGATTGTGGAGTGAGAAGTATCGTGTTGCTGGAAGAGTAGACTGTATTGCAGAATGGAATGGTATACCATCCATTATCGATTTCAAGACATCTCGTTCAGAACGTAAAGACGATTATAATTTTGAGTATTATATGCAAGCATCTGCTTATGCAGAGATGTTTGAAGAAAGGACTGGAATTGAGATTAATCAGATTGTCATTCTAGTCGTTACAGAGGATGGACTAGTTCAAGAGTTCGTTAAAGAGAAGCATGAATATCTGCCACATCTAATCGAAACCATTGATATGTTCACAGAACAATGGGAAAAAGAAAATGAAGAAAATGCTGATAAGCCAGATATTGTTGGGGTGCCTGTTTAGTACAGTAGTATTTGCAGAGCCGCAACTAGTACAAAAACCAGTACAATGTGGTTCGTATGATGAAGTATATACGGCATACATTGAACCAAACAATCTAAGTCCACTATTTACTGGAGTATCTACTATTCGTAGAGCCGATGGACGAAAACAACCAATGCCAGTAGTATTCTATCTAAACTCTGATGATGGTAGATGGCTGTGGATTGAGACTAACCAAGAAGAAACTTGTGTCATTAATATTGGTGATGGATGGGATGCTAATGTTTCAACAGATGAACTTCATTCACTTTTATCTAGAGAAAACACTTGACATTCAAAGACTACTATGGTATAAATATAATACAGTTTGTTGATACAATCTGAAAACTAGACAGGACGGCGGGGCAGTACCGCCCGCCTCCACCATAATTACTTGGGGACAATATGTTTGATAGACTAACAGAGTTTTTTATAAAACTGTTTAATATACAAGAAAAAACGACAGTAAGATATCTATCTGGTGTTGGTAAATCGAGTAATTATGATGGGGGCGAAATAGGATCGACTGATGGTAATAGGAAAGAGTAGAACTGTGGTGTGGTCGCCTGATAGACCAATGAAGTAAACGCAAACGATAATGACTTTGCATTAGCAGCCTAGGTTGCTTAGGGTTTCGGTAGGTTTCCTCGTAACAGAATAACCTACCACGTTCATCCTCGGTAGAGGACGGAAGTATGCTATAATGCAGAAGGAACGCACTCAACTGTAAAAAGGAGAGTGATATGGAACTTTGGCAATTGTGGGTGTATCGAAAATTGATACTAGAACACAAACGCAATAATCTTCTAAAACTACTGTGGTATAGACGATAATTATGGATTTAGTATGTATAGAGTGACAGGTTATTTTAGGGAAAGAAAAGTAGTTCAATACTTTAGTGATGTATATGACGCCATTGATTTCAAAGATGTCGTTGATGCACACTATCCCCTAAAGGTAACATTTGAAAAAGGAGTTTATCCAGTGAGAAGTTTTATTGTAGACAGTTGGAATGCTGTTATGAATTCGGAGTATAATCCACTTAGTGCTATTCCACACACTGGTACAAGGCATATGATAATGCAAGTACTGGCGTGGATGTGGGTGATTGTATTTACAATATCAACAGGTACATGGGCATTTATAGGTGCTAACCTTATTGCCCATTCATTATTACTTGGTGCAATTGTGATTACTGTTGGTACATTTGAAACTGCTAAACGTAAACCAGAATATTTTGGTGGATTTGGTAGAGGCAACGGTGGTGAACACGAATAGGGTGATGCCTTAATACATCCGTGTGGGGGAACTGTTACCTCCACAACCACACAACATAACACAACACACAAGGAGAAAAGTTATGAGTAATAAAAACCCTTTTGAACTACGGTTCGATGTTCTAAGAATGGCAAAAGAAATGATGGATACGCAACACGAAGTTGCGAACAACA